TGTTTTTTCTTGAAAATTACATATATTCTTACAAACTTAGGTTCTAATTATGCGCGTTCCCGTAATATCTAAAATCTCTCTCTGCGTTTGTACCACGATGCACAAACCACATGAGCTCCTCATAGCCTTGTGTTTGTGTAAGTTCACGCCAATAAGCTTTAGAGGCTTCTCGGATTTGTTTGTAAATCCCTAACTTCACTTTGTCCTCGGGATCCTTCTCGTGTTCAATAAAAGATTCTCGAAGTGTTTCACTCACCATAATCCACTTGTGACACTTATTTAGAGCCTCCGAAGTCATGATGAAGTCTTCACTCACGACATCAGGTGTGACGCGTAGTATGTTCTTAGTTTTATACATTTCTTTCATTATTCGACACATTTGTAGATAATCTCCCTCGGGTATTCGTTCCGAGTTTTCATCGATAAGACTCATGAGTTGTTCCATATCTACTTGAAATTACAAAGTTATTCTACGACTTACGTTTCTAATCTACATCTTGCATTGGAGGATAATATGCACCAGGTTCAACGTGTTCAGTCCACTCTTCGTCTAATTCCTGTAAATAATTATTAAGACCTGGGTACATAACCTCTTCATCTTCGTCACCCAAAGTCATAGGGTCGTTTTGGTCAAGAAGAAAGGATGGTGGTTTCACTTTGTCCCGCAATTGCTTGATAGTATCACACAACTCGATGTAGTCCCCCTCTGGGATCGTACTCGAATTTTTGTCAATAAGCTCGATAAGTTTGTGGAAGAGATCCATATTTCATTACAATTACATATGTTCAAGGCTACTTAGGTTCATTGATGACTTAGAACTCTTTTTGAAGAATAACCGCTCTACACTTTCATATTCTTCAAAGAGGTATGTGATATCATCATTCCTATACATCGCAACACGGATATTTGCACTCAAATTTGTTATTTTGGTGCGCACTATATCATCGTAGTTGTGTATCGTTACGAAGGACAGTAGTTTTTTGCACTTCGTAAAGAGAATATTAAGATTTTCACGTCTCGGACCAATTACAGGTCTCGGTATCTCAATGTACCTCTTCTCACCACAATCATTCACAGCTTCAATTATTGAAACAGGTTTCGGGGTAAAGAAATCGGTAATCGATTGTATAATATTTTGCATTTTTTAGGGGTTGGGGGTGGTTCAATGGGTACAGTACAGTGGACAACTTCTTCCCAAATAATACGCTGAACGTCGTTGCAAAGTGGACCAGTAGCCTGACAGAATGCAATTCGGAGTTCGTCCGTAACCAATGGGAAAAGGTATTCTTTCATGCTTATTGACTTTCACCTTGTCCTGCACGACTTAGGTTTCGTTCAAGCCTTAATTGCTCGAGCTGCACATCTAAAATTATACGGGTTGGTGCATCCCATAAGGCCATATTGAACCATTTATAAGTTGATTGCAAATAATATGGACCCATGGAGAGCGTAGTATTGTAGAGAGCTGTGAAGAGCATCTTTAGAATACTATGGGTTCTTCCTTTTATATGACTTCAAGACTCTGATGATGTCTATAATCCCACCTATAGCAATGGCACCCGTGAGTAAAATAGTATTCCTCGCAATCATATTTACAATAAGCAACCTTGCTTTATGTCCTTAGACTTATCAACACAGGTGGTCACCCAACCAGTGGCCTCTTTATTATATGAGTACGTATCACTCTGGGGATACGCACGGCATGGGGTATCAGCCCCCTTGTTTAAAGCAACAGATAATAGACTTTGTTTATATTCTTCATCTAGGTCAGCCTCGTCGAGTGTATCTTTACAATCCTGGATAGTCTCAATTGGTGTATCACCCTCAACGGAACCAAATTCTCTGTAATTATTAGCGTCACCCCCAAAGTTCCCTGGTATAATATAACCCGTAACACTTACATCTTCAACATTTACTAAGCCAGTTGAAAGTATAGCAGTCACACTCTCAGCACCGATCATCCTATCCGTTCCATTGTAACCGAAAAATATCTGCTTTTCCTCTGGGTTTACATAAGACATCGCATATTTCTCACCAATCTTGGTAAATTTAATCTTGTACTCCTTGGTTATGGGTTTAGCTACCATGAAACCGAAACCATTGTTCGAATACTTGATATATTTCTCAAGTGATTTGGCAAATAAGAAGTATGTATCAACTTCACCCTCGACTGGCTCTAGGGTAATTACTGTCTCATCATAACGAACACCTGAAGTAACGACTTCAAACTTCTTACCAGTAGTTACAGGTTTGATAATATTACCATTAATAGTGATAAACTTGTCACCTATGAGAGAGGAGGTTGTACTGGTATCAGCCGCCGCAGCCGCAGCCGCAGCCGCAGCCGCAAGCGCAGCATCAGTATCAGCCGCCGCAGCCGCAGCCGCAGCCGCAGCCGCAGCCGCAGCCTCGGCCTCAGTCTTAACCTTATCCTCTGCAGCCTGTTTATTCATCATCCAGTAGACAACACCGGCAACCACGAGTACCAAAACGACAACAATCGATATAGTTACTCTTGTGTTCATTATTATATTATATCATTTTTTTTTTCATGTAACATAATAGAATGTCCCCTGAAGATATACCCAAGAAGGTTCAGTATGTGTTATTAGATTCTACTTTTGTGAATGGGACAAATAATACATTTTCTCTCGATCTCACACTTGAATCGAATACACACGTTGAAGATATTGGTAGAGTAATGGGAATTAAAATGGTTGATTTTTATATTACACAAATTGGTGAAAATAGTTCCAACCTGAGCACAGACATTGCGAAGTTTGTAGATATAATATGCCCCGATATTCCAAAAGTTGCTCAAATACTTGATGAACGTCATGGACAAGTCTTAGCTCGGGTACCTCTGGAGAGACATTTTAGTGGAAGTAATGGTATTATTCTTCGTGACAAACAGTGGAAAAGTTTCAATCGACAATCAAATTATTTCAACCCCATTTCAATTAAAAAGTTAAATTTCGAAATCTTCGAACAACAGGATGACGGTGACTATGTAAAACTTCAACCAGATGCGAAGTGGTACATGGTCCTAGAGATTACAACCGTGAATGTCAAGGAAAAACCCAAAGATCGAGAACTCCAAATTCTTCAGGCACTCGAAAAACTTCTCAAAAAAATTGATACTCTCAATCATAATGTTCAAAAGTTACCCGATAAACCCCTAGAAGAAAAACCTAAAAAATATTCATTTGGTATTTTAGTCGCCATTTTAGCATCCCTATTGGGTAGCCTCATTTGGTGGACAAATAAAGGTTCCACTTAAAATGTCGTATACCTTATCTGCCACCAAATACCCAAGTAATGGTGGGACTGCGTTTCCGATTGGTTTATAGGCTTTCATAGTAGGCTTTTTTGTTAGATTTGTTAAAATACTATCAGGTGGGAAAGTTTGAATCAGTGCAGCTTCACGAACAGATAGTCTCCTCTGAGGTAAATGGTCTTCATTATTCTTACCACCATGAATGCGTCGGAATTCGATATTACCATGATGTTCCGCTCGCATCGTGGGTGCAAATTCATCCATCCCAACTTCCTTTTGTCCTTGCCCCTTCTCGAGACGTGCAGCTTTGGAGTACACAGTTTGTGCAGGATCTTCAGTCTCAGTAGGTTCTTTCAAATGTTTAAAATAGGAACCAATCCTACACTCTCGTTGATTTTTTGTAATTCTATTCCAGTTTTCGGGGAGATTTTTATTTTTTTCATTTTGAATTCCCATAATAATAACCCTCCATCGAGTTTGTGGAATACCAATTGTTTCACTTTTAATCAATTGGTATTTTACATCGTATCCAACATCTGAAAAATCTGAAATAATCTGTTTAATAGGTTCACCAGGCATCGTAAGTAGACCATTTACATTTTCGGCGACAAACATGGTTGGCTTTACTCTTTTTACAACTTCAACAAATGACTGATACAGTGTCCCACGTGTGGTTTGAAGACCTTTCCGCTTACCTGAGTGACTAAAGTCTTGACACGGGAAACCACCAGTGACAACGTCAGCCTTTGGAAAATCATAATTATCCTCTAGAAGAGTGTGAATGTCACCTAATACATAATTATGTGCCCATCCATTCCACTCAGCAATTTCTTTCGCACTGGGAAGAATATCATTTTGAAAAACGGTTGTAAACGGTAAGCGTTTAAGGTTTACAAAATCTTCCGTCGATGATTCGCAATCAATAAATTCATCATCTACACTTTTTTTATGTACAACCAATTGCTCTGAAAATCCCACATCAAGTCCAGCCGCACCAGAAAATAGAGAAAGTACCTTGTAATTCATGTTGATTTCAATTCGAATTTAATCTTTATGCGTTAAATTTACCAAGTAAGTCCATACGCCTCTGTATAGGGTCGATACTATTACCACTATATGTATGTTCAAAAGTTTCATTAATTATAGCAATATTCATAAGCCTTTGCATAAAAGACATTGAAAATTCAACTCCTCTATCATTTTCACCTGTATTTTTAGTCTTGAAAATTTTCATCTTAAATACTTTATGATACTTGATCAATCTATCTATTTGTTCAGCTTCAAAAAAAATAATCCTTATTTTTTTCTTATTTTTACCTATTTGTACGAATAGTATATGATCAGTCCATATATCAGTTGTTAATTTTGATATGGACTTTTCTGCACACTCCTTATCTGAAGTCCATTTCACCTTAAATGTTGGTATTTTTTCGTCTGAGGTTTTGTGCTTGACTGACACAGGTTCCCCTCCGATGAAACCGTCATACATGGATGATTGTTCGTCGATCCATTTAATAGGTAAAGCATCTGAATGTTTTGTTAATACCGCAAATAAATCTTTCTCGCGAGAAGTACCAACACTCATATCCAACTTTCCATTTTTCCTATGTTCCCCATCGGTGAGATTATAAAGATAACTGAGTTCATCTCGGAACTCTGGTTTTTGACAGATTCGCTTCAAAGCCGATAACATTAAATAGTATTGTATTTAATCCTTTAGACAATTTTCATTCTTTTCAATAACGAATAAATTACTTGAAAAGAATGATAATACTCTCATACTTAGGGGTATATCATATTAATTTACGCCGAAACAACAACCTTCTTCTTGATGGGAACTTTCTTTGGGGTAGCATCAGGAGCGGGAGTAGTCTTGGTGGGGGTTGGAGCAGCAGTGGTGGGGGTGGGGGCAGCCTTCTTATCGACTGCAACGGACGGACCTGGGGAGCCTTGAGGACCAGCGGGTCCAGTGGGGCCAGTGGGGCCAGCGGGTCCCTTGGGGCCCACACCTCCTGTACCACAGTTGTCAATCAATTTGAGGAGAAGACTATAGAGACGAGTCTTGTCTAGACGAGTGCGCTTGAGTTCATCTTCAATCTCAATGCGTAGGGAATCCATAGTGTATTATATATAAAGGTAAGATTATCTTTAAATCAAATGATCATCATAGGACCAGATCTGAATACGGGTATAGGAAACCAAGCATTCAAATATACTCGATTATTTCTACCTGATTCTGAATACCATGTATTTGGAAGTGAAATTCCTGAACATGCACACGGCCTGATTTATATGCTCCCAATTGGTGACCACCTGGAATATCTCAAGTATGTACGAACCCGTGTCAAGAATCTTGCATGCATGACCATATGTGAAACCGAAACTGTACATGAAGATTATGGTCTGATCATGAAAGAGTTTAAGAAAGTGGCTGTACCCAGTGAATTCTGCAAAAAGGTTT